ACAAGCAAGTTGCTGAAGGATTCAAGAGAATCTACAGAAGTTAAGATTTTACAGAGGGGTGAGTATTATCTTACCCCTTTTACCTTAGATCATATTGATGAAGTTATACTAAACCTTACTAAAGAAAATGTTAAAGAGCTTGTTTTATTGGGTTATACCGATATTCGAAAAGCTCTTATTGATATGCATAAAAGCTCTGAGTGTTATTTATGCAGAAAAAATAATGAAAGTTTTATAATGATTGGGGGTCTTTGGTTTGCTGAAGATCAGGAATGTCCTCAAATGTTTGCAATGTTTTCTGATAAAATTAAAGAAAACTTTATTGCTATGGCTAGAGGATCTGTAATGTTTGTTAATTATTTTGATCAGTTTCATAGTGGTTTATCTATGACAATACTTAAAGAATATGAGTTTATTTTAGATTGGGCATCGTGGTTAGGGTTCGAGGCTGTTGGTGTAACATCTGGCAATGAAGTCGAATATGTTGAATTTGTGCGTTGCAATCCAAATCAAAAAGATGTTTATGATAGCACATTGCAGCCCGTAATACACTAAAAGGCCCGATAGGATACCCTTGTTGATGTGATAAAGCGGACACCTGTTAGTAACCGTAACTTCAATAAGGAACTAATAAATGGCTAATACAATAGACACAGCCTTTATCAAACAGTTCGAAACAGAAGTTCACATGGCATATCAGCGTATGGGTTCTAAGCTACGGAACACAGTGCGGACTGCTAATGTAACTGGATCGACTGTTAGATTTCAGAAGATTGGTACTGCGGAAGCAACTACTAAATCTCGTAATGGTAATGTAACTCCTATGGAACTTGCACATACCAATGTAGAAGCAACTATGGCTGACTTCTACGCTGCTGAGTACATCGATAAGTTAGATGAACTCAAAACCAACATCAATGAGCGTCAAGCTGTAGCCCAATCTGCTGCTGCTGCTCTAGGTCGTAAGACTGATAGCTTACTAATTACAGCTATGGATGCTGGTGCTAACTCAACTCAAATCCACGATACAAGTTCTGCTGTTGAAAAAGCAGACCTACTATCTGTATTTGAAACATTTGGAACAGCTAATCTTCCTGAGGATGGACAGCGTTATATTGCTATGCACCCAAAAGGTTTTGCTGATCTGTTCTTGATTACAGAGTTCGCATCATCTGACTTTGTTGGTGATCAAAACTTACCTTATGCTGGTGGCATGACAATGAAAGAGTTCTTAGGCTTTAAGATATTCTCAACGTCTGCTGTAGCTGCTGGTAAAAGTATGTGCTATCACACAACTTCTGTTGGCTTGGGTATCAACTCTGATGTTCAAACTGAAGTCAACTACGTTGCTGAGAAAGTATCTCACCTTGCAACATCTATGATGTCTATGGGCGCTGTTGTTATTGATGACAATGGTATCTATGAACTATTAGACAATAACTAGGAGGGTTAGAAAATGGCTTATAGTGCAACTGGACTAACTCGTATTGGTGGTGATTCAAATGGTAGTGTGTGGAGATACACAACTACTGATGCAATCGCTACAGTAAATACCGCTGGTTACTTTAACGATTCAGCTAATATGCTTGCTGTTCGTGACTTGATCATGGTGCATGATACTAATGCTCCAACAACAAGTTTTGTAACAGTGTTATCTAATACTGGTACTGTTGTTGACGTATCTGATGGTACGGCAGTAGCAGAAACTGATACCGACTAAGGGGTGGGGGCTTCGGCCCCCAACTTTTTATGCCTGATTATGCAAACACATCAATAAAAATTTGCTCTCGAGCATCGATGTTAATCGGTGGAGATCCTATTCAATCCTTTACAGACGGAACTACAGAGTCTGATATAGCTGATGCAGTATATGAAGATATTGTTAGGGCTGCTTTAACAAGCAGTCGTTGGCGTTTTGCTACCAAACAGTTTCAATTAAACAGAGTTGCTGAAGCTCCAATAGGAAGATGGGATTCTACATATCAATTACCATCTGACTCATTAATGATTAATGCAGTTACTGTTCAAGATATTCCAATTGAATATAATATATATGAAGATAAGATTTATAATAATGCAAACGTCAGCGATGAGGTTATTGCAGATTATATTTATAGAGCAAGCGAATCAACATGGGCACCATATTTTACTCTTGGTGTTCAATTTTCAGTGGCTTCTGTCTTTGCTGTATCATTAGCAAGGGATGCTTCTTTGTCTGCCGCTATGGATCAACAGGCAAATATTCAGTTAATAAAAGCTAGGAGATTAGACTCTCAAGCTCAAACAACTAAGAAGCTTAATACGAAAAGGTTTATATCTGAAAGGCGCAGCTAATGCAAAAGGTTCGCGTTCCGCAGAACAGCTTTCAATTTGGTGAGGTAAGCGATTCTCTTATTATGAGAACTGATACTGGTGTTTATACTGGGTCGGCTCAAAAAGTTGAGAACATGATTGTTACTGCTGAAGGTGGTGCAAAGAAACGCCAAGGCTTAAAACATATATATGATTATTCAATATCATATGATGCTAGTAACACAGATCAATCTCGTCTTTTTCCATTTATATTTGATAGTAATGAGCAATATATTATATCAATAGAACACGCTAAAGTAAGATGCTTTAGAGTCGTAGATGCTGATACTGTAAGTTTAGTTGCTACATTAACTGCTGATGCTAGTAGTGCGGCCTTACCTTTTGATAAACAATACCTTCATCAAATCACTACTGCACAAATGGGTGATGTTATGTTTATTTGCCATCCATTGTTTGCGCCTAGATTATTAACAAGAACAAGTCTTACAGCTTTTAATATTAGTACTTATACATTTGATAATAGATCAGATTTTAAGAAAACTTATCAACCTTATTCAAGATACCAAAGCTCAGGAACAACATTAACTCCAGCTGCTACGAGTGGCTCAAGTGTAGTTGTTACAGCAAGCACAGCTTACTTTGATATAACAGGAAGTCAAAGCGGTGGTAACTATCCTGATTCATTACACGTTGGAGTTAAGCTTAGATACAGTGGTAATGAAGCACAGATAGTAAGTGTACAGTCTACAACTCAAGCTAAAGTTAATATTAGCGATACTTTTACCAGAAGAATGACTGTTAATAATCCTCTTAGAACTCACGACGGAAGCCAAAAAGTTGAAGTAACTATGATTAATCATGGTCTTTTTGTTGGTGGTGGGGCTTTTACACTGTCTGATTGTGATACAGTTGGAGGCATCGCTGCATCAAATCTTAATATAACAACAACTATAACTAGTATTATTGATGAAAATACTTTTACTTTTAATGCTAGTGCGGCTGCTACTTCTTCAGAAGATGGTGGTGGGTTTCCTACATTTAACGGTGCTGTTAATAATAGAGATTGGGATGAACAATCTTGGTCAGCCAAACGTGGATACCCTGCTGCTGTAGCGTTCCATGAAAACAGATTAGTATTTGCTGGTACTATTGCAGAACCAGATTCTATTTTTATGAGTAAGATAGGTGAGTATTTTAATCACGATACTGGTGAGGCTTTAGATAATGAAGCTATTAATTTAACAGCGGCAACTGGTGATGTGCATGAAATACGTCATTTAGTTTCTAGTAGAGATCTTCAAGTGTTTGCTGGTACTGGTGAGTTATATGTTCCAACGTTTCTTAATCAAAGCATTACGCCAACGAATGCACAGATTCGTGAACAAACGCCTTATGGATCTAGCTTTGCACAACCAGCCCTAATAGACGGAGCAACTATATTTTCTCAAGCAAGCGGTAGAATAATTAGAGAATATTTATTTACAGATAATGAAGATGCCTATGCTTCTACAGCAATATCAACAATATCTTCTCATTTAATTAACAGTCCTAAATATATTTCTGTTGTTCATAGTGGTTTTGATCAGCCAGATTCTTATGCAATAATGTCTATGACAGATGGGGATGCAGCAGTATTTACATCTAATAGAGCGGAGAAAAGAGCTTCTTGGACTGAGTTTACAACCAATGGTCGGTTTGATTCTGTTATTGCTATAGATGATAGATTGTTTGCAAATATCTACGATGCAAATAATAAATTAAAACTTTGTGAGTTTAAGGGTGATATTGGTTTAGATTCTTATATCTATGGAGCAATATCTTCTAATGCTATTACTGTCAGTTCTGCGTATGCAAATGGAGTAACTGTTGATGTCATAGCTACTAATGGAACGGACAATGATTATCTTGGAGAGTTTACCGTAGCTGCTGGTGCTGTTAGTTTATTAGCTTTTTCTACTGCTGGATATACACACGCATATGTTGGAAAGAAGTTTACATCAAAGATAATATCTAATCCAATAGATGCTTCTGGTGCTGCTGGCCCATTAACAGGATCTCTTCGAGGTATTACAAATGTTGTTGTAGATATGAAGAATACCAGATCTATAAAGGTAAATAGCAAGCCAGTAAATATAAGCACATCGTTTACTGGCAAGAAAGAAATTAGATTAATTGGATACGACAGAGATCCTAAAGTAACAATAGAACAAGACAATCCACTATCTATGCAAGTTAATGGATTTATTACGGAGGTAATTATTTAATGGCTATAGATCCGTTTACCTTATTAGCTTTTGGAAGCAAGGTTGTACAAGCTGGTGCATTGCGAAGTGCTGGTAAAGCAGCAAAGCAAGGCGCTGAGCTAGACGCTTTTAATACTGAAACTGAAAAAAAACGTAGTAAGGTTTCTGCATTGCAGAGACACAATGATAGATTAGAATTATATCGCACTAACCTTTCATCAAACCTAGCAGCTTTTCGAGGTAGGGATGATGCTTCTGTTAAAGCTTTTTTAGATAGACAAAGAGAAGTAGCATTAGAAGATACATCAAGATCTGATTTAATGGGTATGTTTGAACAAGCTAAACTTCAGCAGCAAGCTACAACTATAAGAGTTGAAGGACGAGCTAGAGAAAAAGCTGCAAATATAAAAGCATTTACTACTTTAATGGGTGGTATGATGGAATTTCAAGAGACTATGTAGGTAAATCAATGGCTCCTAAAAAAGAAACAAGACAGTTTAAAGTTGGCACAATTGGCGTTGCTCGATCTTCTAGGGCTGGAGTTATAATAGGTGAGGCTGTTGCTGAAGGAGCTAATGCTTTAAACGCACAGTTTTATAAACGTGCTGCTGAAGATGCTAGAGAAAGAGGGATTAAATCTGTTGAGCAATACTCTTCATCTGAAATAACAACTCTTGGAGAAGATGGCCTTCCTACTGTTTTTAAAGCACCTAGAAGTCTTGGGCGAATTGCATCAAAGGCAAGAGAGCAAGCACTTCTTAATAGGTTTGAAACGGAAATAGAATTAGAGCTTACTGATAAAGCTAAAGAATTTGCAAATAAATTTAGAAGAAGCCCAGAAGGTTATAAAAAAGCATTAAGTGATTACACTGCTGAAATGATAAATGTTGAAGGCAGTTCTGTATTTAAAAGATTTATTAATCAGCGTGGAGAAGCACTTGCTAGTGACGGTTATCGTAGATTAGTTGCTGAAGCTCAGAATAGGCATGATAAAGATATGTCTATTCATAATTTATTTCAAAATCAACAAGCCGCTTTAGGTATTCAAAATGCTCTTGGGGTTGGCGATGTAGACCTTGCAACAAAAATTGAAGAAGAAATTCAAACAAAAAATGATGTTGATGTAGCTGCTGGATTTATATTAGACGGTGAGCGATTAGGTAGGAGCATTGAAAGAGAGCAAGCTAAAGCAAGAGGCACATTAGAGTTCTTTTTTAAATATACAGATCTAACTAGAAAGGATCTTCAATTCCTTAATGTTGCTATAACAACTAATAATCCATCATACATATCTGGTGAAAAGTTTGAAAATGTAAGGCAGCTATTAGAAAATGCTAGTGATGATGCTACCATTTCTGCAACTATAAAAGAGTTTGCATTACCTTTAATAAAAGCTGCTGATAATAGAGAGGTGTTTGAAGGTACATTACAAACACTTTATTTACAGCAACAACAATTAAATAATTCAGAAATAGTTCAAAAATCAAGAGATGGGGCAAATGGTAGTTCTGCAAGTGTTTCTGAAGCTATAGGAAAATTATTTCAAGATAATGAAGCAACAAACAATACTGCAATAAATGAGCTTAATGAGGGTTTTAATGCTGAGCTTTTTGATGCTCAAATAAATAGGTTTAATGTTAGAGCAGAAAACTTTGCTGATAGTCTAGGAAATGCAATAGTATCTAATCATGCTAATAGTTTAGATGATCTTAATAGGCTTCAGCTTTATTTAGCAAATCCTAAAGATGAAGATACTCTTAATAATTTAGAAAGAAATAATCCTAAGTTAGCACAATATGCTCAACAGTTTGTAAGACTTGATCAAGGTTTACCTCAGTTTGGATTTTTAGGAAAACTTTCAGACAAAGCAACTTCTTTTAAAGATGAGCAAAACTTCTTTCAATCAAAAAGAGAGCTTCAAAACTCAATTGATATTAGTAAACAAATTAAAACTTTAGATTTTTCTAATGAAGAAGAAAGAATAAAACTACAAAATAGCATTAAGAAAACAGAACTAGATGTTACTCAAAGATCTTCATTGCAAGATAACTTTGATTTTAGATTTGGTAAGTCAAAACTTTCTGGTGTTTACAATAATATAAACTCAGAAGTTCAGTTAGCTTCTATTGATCACTATGCAATAAATGGTGTTGAAAGAGACAGTTATAAAGAAGCTTACACTTTAACTGATATTGAAAAGAAAGCTATAGATGAAGCCAGAACATTACTTGGAGATAATACCGCTAGGGTTGAGGCATCTACATTTGCTACCAGAACATCAGACGCTTTAACTTATGAAAAAGAAGTAGCTGCAAGAAAGAAGTTTTTTGTAGATATATTAAGTGGTCCATATGATAATACTAAAGAAAATCGTGATTTAGCAAATGATATTTTTAGTGATGTAGCTGTAAAGTTAGGAGCTAATGATTTAAGAGATTTTATTATCAATTCAAATTTTGATATTAATGGTGAAGAAGAACAGAAACTTCTTGTTATGCTTAGACAATCCAGTGTTTTGCCAACAGATGTTCTTGCTGTTTTTGATGGCTTAGCTAATCAAGGTGGATTTGTAACTGGAAACTTTAGTCCTAGTCGTGTTCTTAATATATACGATGCAGTAAAAAATAAGATTAATTTAAAACAAGGTCAGATTTTTGATAATGCTGGTCTTGATAAAATACTAGATCCAGATACTGCTGCAACTTTAGATCTTCTTTTAGCTGAATATAGAAGATTACCAGCAATGAGTATTCAAGAAACAGATGCTGCCCTTTCAAATAAAATGAAACAAATATCTGCCATATCAAATGAGCCAGCATTTGAAAAAGAGCTATTAAGCAAGCTAAATAAAAATAGCATAGAAGAGTATGTTTTAGAAAATTTTAGTAATGAAGTTGGCGTTGATCGTGACCTTCTTATAATGGCATCATCTGTTATTAGAT